AACGTTTCTATTTCCTACTTCGACGAAATGACCGGCAACGTAACAGCATCTCTCACTGGAGACGCTTATAATTCTTCGACTCCCATCGCCTCCACCACAAAAAAGAAGCGTCAATTCGTTAAGAATTGACGCTTCTTTTTATTCTTTGGTTACACTTTTGGTTACACTTTTACTTATTGATCTGGCTCTTCAGCCGGTCATAGGTCTTGTCGGCCTCCAGCGCGGCGGTGGTGAAGCTGTTGTTCTTCCACCACGCAATCAGCGCGGCCACGGTGGTGATGCCAGCGGTGACCAGCTGCTCCACGGTGGCGCTCTCGATGGGCAGTACGGGCTTGCCGCAGGCACTGAGAATCTGGTTGGTCAGGGCCAGCAGCAGGCAGGCGGTGCGGGCGATGGTACCGGCGGAGATATGATAGTTAGACATGATCGGATCCTTTCTGCCCATCAGGGCAATCTGCTTTTTGTTTGAGCACGTCCACGGCCTTGATGATGACTGCCGGAATCGGCAGGCCCATCAGACCGGCGTTTTCGATGATGGAAATGGTCTCGTTGGCCACAAAGCCGATGACCACAGCGTCCCGGACAAAGCCGGAGCCCATCACGGCATCCAACTGGCAAGCCACCAGCACGATCAGGAGCGTTTCGCCCTTACGGATCAGGCCCTTCCAGCCTGCCCTGCTTTCCAGTGTCCCGGTCTTGGTTTTGGGCGATGCGTGAAACACACCGGCCACAATCAGACCGGTGATGTAGTCGACGGCCATAAAGATCACCAGCGTTTGCAGGGCGGCATCCCAGCCGCCAAAAAGACCGGCGATCACGCCGCCGATCGCGCCAATCGCCATGCAAAAATAATCTTTCATGCGCCACCCCCTCACAGCGTCCATCTGCTCTTTTTAGCGCGGGTGTCAACGTGCACCCAGCCCTTTGCCCGGCCTGCCTTGACGGGATAGCGGCCAACGCCGCCCCAGCCGGGCAGCAGGCTTTCGGCGTAGGCGGCCACGTCCTCGACGGACACGCCCGCCACCTGGATGTCCGCCGCCCGGCCCAGCAGGTGCTGGCTGCTCTTGGCTCCACCCACGGCCGCGTTGTGGGCCGCCGTGCGGTACCCGCTGGTGATCGTGATGGGCTTGCCAAAGTGCTCCCGGATGCACTGCAAAAGCATCACAAGGCTTTCGTCGATCATCACGACGTCGCTGCCGTCGCGACACCGGAACTCGCGCACCTTAAAGCCCGGTGCCAGCTGCCTGGCACCGTCCTTGGCAAGGCTGTACTGTTTGATTGCCATTTTGTCACATCCTTTCTGTTTCGTCAGGTTCTTCTGTTTCTTCGTCCTTCTCGGATACTGCGGAGATGCCGTTTTCGGCCAGCAGGGCTTTCACGGTGCTGCGCAGACGGGCGGGCACCTCGTCCAGCGTCTTGATACCCTTGCGGATCAGGGCTGCATAAATTTTCGCCATCAATTTTCCTCCTTTTCTTCGTACAGCTCGCACATGGCCACCTGAAGATCGGTGACACTGCTCTCCACGGCGGTCACCTGCGTCAGCAGGTCCGCGAGGGTGGGGTAGTGGTAGCCGGTGAGCCAGATCTCTACGGTGTAGCCGCCGGTCGAAAATTCTGTTGCAAAGTGCAGGGTCCCGTCTGTCCGGAAAGTCGTGTTGGATGCGAAAATTCCCGTGCCATTGCCGAAGTCATGATTGACCGTGCCGCCTTTTGCGATGTCTACTTCTTCGCCGTATGGGCTGCCGGGGCCGTTGTAGCGTGTCTTGACGTGCACGTAGTCCAGGCCGTCTGGCATTTTGATATCGTAGGTCTTCCACTTTTTTCCGGTTTCTTCGTAGTGGTTCCACACCAGCCGGGGCTCCGACTTTACCGCCACGGCGGCAGCGATCTTGTCATTGAGCGTTTTGGCGCTGAGGGTGCCGTCCGGGGCGATGTCCAGCGCTTCGCCCACCTTGACGCCGCCCAGCTGGTCTGCCGTAGCAGGCGGCAGGCTGTAAGGCCTGCCGAACTTGGCGTCGGCCTCTTTCTGGTTGTACACCTCCGTTTTCGAGTAGGTTTCCTCCCGTCTGTACACCTCCGTCTTTGCGTAGGTCTCGTTCTTGCCGTAGGCACCCACATCCGCCGCCGTCAGGGCCGTATTCTTCCCCGTGCCGCCGTGTTCCACGCCCAGCACGCCGGTCATGTCGGTCAGCACTGTGGTGTCCTTGGTCTGCAGCGTCCGGGTGCTGCCGTCGCCCATGGTCAGGGTCAGCGTCCGTCCGGTCAGCTGAATGCTTTTCACATAGCCCGCACTGTCCTCCGGCACTGCGTCCACATCCCCGGCTGTCAGGGTCACCACACCGCCCTTGCCGTTCACGCTCTTCACTGCCCCGTCCTCCGGCGCGGTCAGTTCTGCCCGCTCGGCTGCTGCCTCGGCCCGTTTCGCGCCGCTTTCCGCTGCCGTCCGCGCGGTCACCGCCTGCCCGGCCGCCGTCACCGCTTCCGTCCGCGCTCCCTCGGCTCTCTGTGCATCCTGCGCGGCCGCGCCTGCGCTGTTCCGTGCCTCCTGTGCGCTGGTCGCCGCGCTGTTCGAGTACGCCAGCACCCGCGCCACAAAGGTCTCGTACTGCGTCGGGCTGATCTCCGCGTCGCCGTCCGTTGCCAACGTCTCGTAACAGTCGTATCGTGCCGGCCGTGTCAGCGCCCGGAAGCCGTCCTCCCCCAGTGCCAGCAGCATCCAGCTGCCGCACCGCGACGCCGTGAACTCCTTGCCCACCGTGCAGCTGGCGTTTTCGTCCAGCAGGATGGGTGCCGGCAGGCTGCCGTCCTGCCGCTGGATGTGCAGCGTGATGCTCTTTCCCTGCCAGCTCTCCGGCAGGGTAAATTCCAGCGTCTCCACGTTCACACTGGACTGTCCGCCCAGATGCAGCACCCGCATTTCCGGAGTAAACTCCACCCCGCCGAAATGCTTTTCCAGGATCTTCACCTGCATGGTCTTGTCCTCCTTCCGTTTTTCTTCCAGTGTACCGCCCTTCTTCCCGCGCTGAAACTGCGTACTTTTTAACAGCAACACCCCGGCAGGCCATGTGATGTGCCCGCTGGGGTGTTTTCTACGGGTGACAAAACGTCACCGGATGGTTGCCATCTGGTTGTCACCGCAGCAGCGCATACGGATCCTCTTCCGGTTGTTCCTGTGCCGCCTTCTCTGCCGCCTTTTCCCACTGTGTAAAGGTCTTTTCGGTGTACAGTGCCTTGCCGTCCGCGTCGGTCAGGGCCAGCAGCATGTCCGCCATCCGCTGCTTGTCCGCGTCGCTGCCCGCAAGGTACTCCGGCTTCACCGCCTCGGTGATCTTGTTCTTCACGGTACCCCCGCTCCTGCCTGCCTTCACAAGGCGGTCATACTCGGCCTGCACGTCCCCGGCGTTCCAGCTGTCCGCCGCTTCCTTCAGGTCGGCGTACACGTCGCCGCTGTCGCCCTTCAGCATCTCGGTCTCCAGTGCATTCACAGCCCCGGTCACGCAGTCGATCACGGCTTCCCGCTTCGGCGCGTCTTCCTTCACATTCTTCCGGATGCCCAGCACGTCGTACAGCGCTTCGATGGTCTCCGTCTCCAGCCGGTACCGCTCGGCTTCGTTCCCTTCCATCTGTGCCTTTGCCGCCGCCCGGGTGTCGGCGTCGTACTTCTTCAGCCGGGTCTTCAGCTGGTCGTACATCTTGTTCTCGGCAATGGCTCCCGCCTGTACCATCTGGTCCAGCTTTTTCACGGCCGCCTGCGCTTCGTCCGGGTCTCCGCTCACATACGCGTTGTACAGCCGGTCATACTGCCCGGTGGCGCTCTCCGGCAGGCTGTTGAAGTTCCCGCCGTCCCGGCTCCAGTTCGCCGCCGTGTCCATCCACCCGGTCACCGCCTGCACCTGCTTTTTCAGGTTCGTGTAGGGTACGCCCCGCAGCATACCCAGCTGCCCCAGCATGTCGGCCACGGCCTGCACCGTTTTCTGTTTGTGGGTCTCCAGCTGTTCCTCGGTCATCCCGCTGGTGTCCTCGGCGTTCAGCTGGTACACCTTCCCGATGCACTCGGTCAGGTCGTTGATGGCCGAAATGCCGGTCATGCTGATGGTGTCGTAGCTGGTAAAGCTGCGGTTCAGGATCATCTCCCCTGCGCTCATCACCTCGCTGCCGCCGGTCCAGTTGCCCACAAAGCTCTTGAAAAAGTCATAGGTCAATGCGTCCAGAATACTCTTCCTGGTCATGTCGCCGTTTTCGTCCTGCAGGTCATCCCACCGGTGCAAAAGGAACTTCACGCCGATCCCCAGCGCCGCGATCAGCGCCGTCTGCGCCACCTGGCTCGTGGCCGCGTTCAAAAACCGTTCGTTCGCCTTTTTGATCTCTGCTTTCGCTTCGGCATTGTCGCTCTTGCCGTACCGCTCATACTGTGCCAGCATGTCCTCCACGCTGGCCGTCCAGATCTGCGCATTCTGCTGGCGCTGGGTGCTGAACATCATCAGAAACTTCGCCATCTCGTTTTTGGTGCGCTGGTAGCCGGTGCGCTGCATCGCCGTGTAGTTGGGCTGCGTGCGCTCCACCACCCGCTGGAACTTTTCGTTCACCGCCGCCCAGTATGCCGGGCTGTCCGTCACTTCCGCTCCGGCGGCAAACTCCTCCGGGTGGCTCTTCACATAGCTCTCGCTTCCGGCCCACAGCGCCGCCACCGTGATCTCGTCCGCCTTGGTAATGCCGCCCGTCCACAGGCTTACGACCTTGTCCGCCGCGTGGGTCGCGCCGCTCACCGCTGCGTTGTCGCTGTTCCGTGCCGCGTCGCGCATCCGGCCAAAGAAGCCCTTCTGTGCCCCGGCGCTGCCCAGCTCTGCCGTGCCGGTGCCTTTCAGACGGTACTGCAGCAGTTCGTCTCCGTGCTCTGCCATCCGCGCTTCGATCTTCGTCAGGGCGCTCTCGCCATCGCTGCCAAAGAACCGCGCAATGTTCATCGGGTCCAGCAAGTTTGCGCCGAACTGCACCGCCGCCCTGCCCGTGCTGCCCCAGCCCAGCTCTGCCGCCGCCGTAGGCAAACTTGCCGCCTGCAGCAGCGTCACGTTCACATTGGCGTTCAGTACCGCCTGCGCTGCAAAGCTGCGCATCCGTGCAAACGCACCGTCTCCCACTTCCCGGCTGTCCTTCACGCCGCACAGGTCAGCCAGTGCCTTGTTCAGGTATTCCCGTCCGGCCTTGCCCCAGGTGTGTTCCACCTGCTTGAACAGGGTCTTTCCGCCGGGCATGCTGTTCAGGATCTTCTCCGCGTTCCGCAGCGGGATGGCCATGCCCGCATACTGTGCCGTATTCTCGATGCTGGTGTTCACCTGCTGCACAAGGCCCACCAGCAGCACCGGCTTCGAGCTGTTCACGCGGTGGTTCAGCCAGCCGGGGTTACCCACGCTGTTGTCGTACCGGATGCCTTTGTTCTGTTCCGGGTTCGCGTCCTGATCCACGTTGATGTGGATGTAGTTTTCGGTGGTTGCCTTCCGCACGCCGCTCAACAGCAGGCTCGTCTCGTTGATGTACCCGCTCGTCTTCGCGTTCATCTTTCTGTAATCCTCGATCCACGCCCGGTCGTAGTCAGTCAGGTTCTTCTCGATCTCGTCCAGCAGGCTGCGCCGCACCGCCGTCTCGTCCATCTCGATGTCCCGCAGGTCGATCAGCTTTCCTTCCGCGTCCCGCAGGTTCAGCTCGCCCACCCGCACGGTCTCGCGGTCCAGCTGTGCCAGTTCGTTGTCTCCCTTCACCTTCGCTTCCATGTTGTCCAGCGTAATGCCGCCGTGCAGGATGTGGTGCAGTCCCTGCGGGTTCTGCAGCTGCAGCCACAGTTCCGCCAACTGGTCGTGGTTCACCTTCCGCGCCCGGCCGCTCTCGTCCCGGAACCCGATGTCCACAAGGTCGTGGGTGTAGTGGTAAAGTTCCTTCTCGTGGGCCTTGCCGGTCACGTTGTCAAAAATGCGATCGCACTCGATCTGGATCTTCGTTTTCTTCCGCTGTCCGTCGTTCAGCATCTGCCCCAGGCTCTCCAGGTACCCGTCGTGGGCATATCCGCCCATCCTCTCGAACATCCGCTCGATGTTCATGGTGTTCATCCGGTAGCTGTTCATTCTCCGGCTCACCTTGCCCAGCAGGCCCGTCTTTTTGCTCACGCCCTTCGCCGCTTCCAGCTCTCTCTTCGCGCCCTTGGCAAAGTCGTCGATCCTGGCGTCCTCCTGTGCGCCCACCACCACGTTGTCGATCTTGATGATGTGCGCCGTCTGCTCCAGGATATCCCGCAGCCCCCGCAGCTCCGTGGCCGAAAGCGCCGCCATGCCGCCGCTCTTGTAGCCGTCCAGTTCTTTCTGCAGCGCGTTCAGGCGCGCCTCCATCGCCGTGCCGTCGATGCCGCCGTATTCGTCGCCCAGCTTCTGTGCGTTCCGGATGGCCTCTTCCAGCCGCGCGATCTCCCGCTGCCGGTTGTCATTCACGTCAGCCAGCCAGCTGTCGATAGCGTCAGTCAGGCCGCTCTGCTCCCATTCCAGGTTCGCCCGGTCGCCCGCTTCCATCTCCCGCTGGATGCCCCGCCGCAGTCCGTCCACCGCCGCGTCCATCTCGGTCTTGGTGTCCTGCATCGGGGTGTAGTGCCAGCCATCCTCGCCCCGGTGCCGCCAGCCTGCCAGCCGCTCGGCGGTCTCCCGGTTCCCGGTCACCTCGTTTGCCAGCTGCAGCACAGGCATCACCTTGTCCAGCAGATAGTCCGGGATGTAGCTGCCCTCCTTCGGGTGCTCGTACAGCTTTGTCAGCTCTCCCGTCACCTTCCGGATGGCCCGCCGGGTGTTGTCCTTATCCCGGCTCTCCCGCATCTGCGCCAGCCGCTGTTCGTTCTTCGCCTTTGCGAGGGCCACCTTTTCCCGTGCCCGGCCGCGTTCGGCTTCCCGCTGTATGGCCGCCTGCTGCTCCAGCTTCCGCTCCTTCGCGCCAATCTTCTCCCGCAGCTTTTCCTCGGTCTCAGCGTAGTGTTCCTTCGCTTTCGCGGTCGCATCCGCATAGGGCTTTGCCATCTTCTGCCGGTTCCGTGCCCGCCGCTTTGCCTCCTCTAAGTTTACCTGCGCCTGTAATGCCAGCGCATGCTTTCTGGCTTTCTCGTTCATCTCCTTTGTCTGCTGCCCAAACTTTCTGCGCAGCGCCGCATTGCTTTCGTTCGCCACTCCCGGCAGGCCTAAGTATTCGCCCCAGATCTCCATGGCCAGTTCCTGCTTTGCCGCGTCCCAGTCGCTGTCGTAGGCGCTTTCCATCGTCGGGCGGATGGCATCATGCGCGGCTGCCATCGCCTCCAGCGCATCTGCCGCACTGCTGGGTGTTTCCGTGGGCAGCAGCCCTCCGCCAATTCCCTGCAGCTCGGTAAAGTCCGCGTCCCACCGGCTCACCTCGCCGTTCTTTGTCAGCGTCAGCTTCACGCCGTGCCTTGCCAGCTCCTTGGTAGCTCCTGCCCAGCTGCCGTATTGATACACCACCTCCCGGTAGTCCTTGCTGCCTTTTTCAAGGCTCATTTCCATCTGATGCAGTTCCGGGTACTGTTTCCACAGCGCGTCGTTTCTCTTTGTGCTTTTCTCCATGATCTGCTGCGCCATGTCCAGCACAAAGCCGTGGGCCTGGGCCCAGTCCACGTTTCCGCCGTTCATGTAGTCCCGCAGTGCCGCCAGACGGCTTGCTATCGTCTTTGCGTCCATCCGGCTTGCGCTGGCCTTCACCATCTTCCGGGCAATGTACAAAAGGCTGTCGTCGCTCACCGTGGCGTTCTGTGCCTGCTTCATCACCTTCTGCACAGCCTCGCTCGCTGCCCGGCCGCTGCCCATCTGCGCTTCCCTCGCGGCTTCCACGTCCTCGCTGTCCACGTCCAGCTGGTACTTTCCGTGGTCCCGGATGTAGTTCCGGTCTTTCTCGATCGCGTCCGCCCGCGCCTGCAGCCGCTCGGCCGCGCCCGGTATTCCACTCTCTGCTTTCTGCGCCACTTCGTCTGAAAAGTATTTGGTAAAATTCGCATCGTGGTTGACAAGGCGGTAGTAATCGAATATACTGAGGTCAGAAGAGACCGGTAGGGCAGCCTCCCGAGCCAGCAATGGCTCCCGACGCACCTGAAGATCCGTTTCTCTTCCAGAAGAACCGGTAGGGGTTTCCATGTTGGAAGCGATTCCAGCATCGTACCCCTCTGACCCGGTTCTTTCAGAAGAACCGGTAGTCACGCTGTCGGTGGTGGAAACACCATCTCCACGGGACTCTGACCCGGTTCTTTTTTTATTGGCTGCATCCCGGCTTTCCTGCGTGGTAGTCTCTGCGATCGCAAAATAGAGCGTTGTCGGGCGGTTATCAAACAGCTTCAGTTCTGCACGCACCGGGATGATGCGTTCTCCGTCCTGCAGCGCACTTGCCAGCACGATCATGCCCTCTACATGGGGCTTACCTTTCTTGTCAGCATGGGCTTCCAGCGGCTTTGCATTTCGCAGTACTTCCTCAATGTTTGCCTGCACCAGTGCAAAATCGTTGTATTCGCGCGGGGTCAGCTCTGTTTGCTTGCCCACGCTTTCCTTTATGTTATTGTTTCCGTATCTAAATTCAATATCAAGGTCGTCAAGGTCAAACTCCTTCTCCTGAATTCCAAATTCAGTCAGCACTTCCCTGATCGCTTTTCTCGCATCCTGTGGCCTCACGCCGGACCAGTTCTGCCCGCTCACCTTTGCGGTTCGTTCCGCGTTCGGCTGTGCCGGCCGGATGGTCAGCGCCATCTGACGCTTTGTCTTTTCCTCTTCGGTCTCGCTTGCCATTTCGGGCAGGTTATATTTTTCTCCTTCCGCTGCCGTCTTTCCGTCGGCAGCGTTTTTGTTTGCCCCGCCGTTTGCTTCCAGCGCCGCGCGGTAGCTTTCGCCCGCGTCCGTCTGGTGGTTGAACCACAGCTGCTGCAGGTCTTTCAGCTGCTGCTCGGTCAACGTCTTTGCCGCCCGCGCCGCCGCGTTGGTGGGCTCCTTCACCAGCAGGCTCTTGATGTCCGTCAGCACCTTCTCCAGCATGGTGCCGATCTTCTCCATCACCCGCTGGCACTTGCCCAGTGCGCTGGCGTTCAGCTGCGCTTCCAATGCCTGCTGGCGCAGATAATTGCGGAAGCTCTCCTCGCTGCCAAAGATGCTCTGCATCGCGTCGGCAGTGATCTCCTCCATGGCCTGGTTGTAGGTCAGGCTCTGGCCTGCCTTCTCGTACCGGTCAAGGTAGCTTTCCACCAACTGCATCACGCTGTCCATGCCGTTCTGCTTCACAAGGTAGTGTTCAAAGGTGTCGATCATCTCCTGTGCGCCCGCGCTGTCCCAGCTGTTCGCCGCGTGGAAGGTCTCGTGCAGCACCGTGGCCGTGTCCGCCTCGCCGGAGTAGAACACCTTCCCGATGCCGCTCTGGATCAGTCCCTTCGCCCGGTTTTTGATGCCCTCAGTCACCCGCTGTGCCGCAAGGCCGTTGGCTCCCGCCGTCAGCCGGATCAGCTCGTCCCCGGCACGGCGGCTGCCGTTCTCGGTGCCGTCGCCGTTGTACAGGGTTCCTGCATCTTCCCGCAGTGCCGCCGCATCCGGCTTTCTGCCAAGCTCTGCCGCCTTGGTCTCTTTGTAGCGTTCGGCTTCGCCCCTGCCTTGGGTGTAGGCCATCTCCAGCGCCAGCCGCCCGGTCTCGCCGGTCGCCAGCACCTGCCGCACCGCGCCGCTCAGTGTCCCGCTGCCGGTCATCTGCAGCGCCTGCGCAAAGCTCTCGCCCTCGCCGTTCACGCCCAGCCGGTACAGGCTTGCCGCCGCCGGGGTGTACACCTCGGCGCCCACGCCTTCCGGCATATTCCGGCTCATGCTCTCCGCTGCCGCATCGCTCACCCGCCAACGCTTCGCCAGCTCCTTCACGGCCGCGCTTTCCACCGTTTCCCCGGCGTTTTCCACCCGCTGGCCGTTGACATCCCCCGCCCGCTGTGATACAGTGGTGTCAGCAGAGGAATGCGCAGTTAACGTTTCGGACGTATCTCTGGGGTCGGACGCGGCATCCATAGGGGCCTGCACGCTCTCTGTCGTGGCAGAGTTGGCTGCGGCTACGTTTCGGACGTATAATTCAGGGTCGGACGCGGCACTCACGGATGACCGCAGGGCTCTTGCCGCTTTTTCTGAAATAGCGGAAGTATCTGCACTTAACGTTCCGGACGTGTCTCTGGGGTCGGCAACGGCATCCATAGAGGGCTGCAGAGCTTTCGCTATTTCTTTTTCCGGCACTCCTACTGAAGATAAATACTCAGATACAATAAAGTTTTTACTTTTCTTTGTATCACAGACGGCTTCCACAACAATGTGGGAGCCGTCTATTTTTTTCTCAAAGATCACAATGGGCGCTTTTTTACGGCTCCCAGTATAATATCCGTCCGCTTTCCGCGTTGCCAGATACGCATTGTCAAAGTGGTTCAGCACATACGCCGCCCGCGCCACATCCGCGCTGTTCTTCATGGTGCCGTCTGCGCTGCCGTCCCCGCCTGCGTGCCGGTTGGTGATGTGCTTCACCGCGTTGGCGTCCATCAGAGTACGGTCGCCCACCTTGTCAAGGCCGGTCAGCTGCTGCATGGCGTCCCGCATCCGGTCGCTGGTCTCGGTCACAGTGTAGGGTGCCAGATCTTCGCCCGCCCGCACACGGTCCACGTATTCCGCAAGGCCGGGGTCAACGCTCTGCTTGTACTCCTCAATGCTGGCGTTCTGCACCGGGGTATGCACCGCCGGGTCATCATTCACCGCCGTCTGCTCTGCCTTTTGTGCCGCCGTTCCCAAGGCTCCCTCCCTGAGGGAGCTGTCGCCCGCAGGCGACTGAGGGAGTTCGTCCCCCAAAGCTCGCCCTTCGGGAGAGCTGTCAGCGCCCTGCGCTGACGGAGAGGGTCCGTTCCGCTGTCCGGTCTGTCCTTCCGCCTCCAGCGCCGCGCTCATCCTGCCCAGCTGCGTGCCCACGGCACCGCCCAGCGCGCCGGATGCGCCGCCCGTCAGGCCGCTCTCCAGTGCCGTCAAAAAGGTGTCTCTGTTAAACAGCTCCTGCGCCGCCTGCTCGTCTCCCAGGGCCGCGTCAATGGCCTTGTCCGCATAGGTCTCCACAAAGGCCTGCATGGCATTGTCGATGCCGCCGGACACCGCATTCGCCACCGTCGGGTACTGCTGCGCCAGTACGCCGTTGTCTGCCACGCTGCGCACCATGTCCGCCAGCTTGCCCGCCAGCGTGTCCTTGGCGTAGTCGCTGCCCATGGTCCGGGCAAGGTCTGCCGCGCCCACGCTGTTGATGGCCCAGCCCGCGCCAAACTTCGCAAGGCCGCCTGCCAGCGTCTTGCCTGCGCTCTCGCCCTTCTCGATGCTCTGGCCCATGCTCTCCGCGCCGCCCTGGGCGCTCAGCACCGGCAGCACCAGCGCCGGGCTGATGCCCGCCACCGCAAGGTTCTCCGCCGCACTGGTAGCCACGCCCATCAGCTGGCGCGCAATGGGGTTCATGCCCGCCTGCGCCGCTTCGTTCAGCTGCTGGCCGCGCTTGTACATCTGGTAGCCCAGGCTCTTCTCCGGGTCGATGCCCTCGCTCACCTTTGCCCCGCTGATCCGCGCCCGCATCCGGTCGATCTCGCTCTGGCTGTAGCCCTTGGCCTTCAGCTCTTCGTCCGTGTAGGCCATGCCGGTGCTCTGGGCTGGGGCCGCCATCACCCCGCTGCTGTTCAGCTGCATGGCGTTGTCCCGCCCTGCATACTGGGTCTTTCCGCCGGTCATCAGGCGCAGCAGTTTCCACTGCCGGTCGTCGCTCTTCACGCTCTCTTGCAGCTCGTTCCAGTTCTTTCCGGTCTCCGCTGCGTTCTGCACGCTCCGCACGGCCGTCTCGCCCGCCATCAGCGGGGCCGACGCCACCGTGTCCACAATGCCGCCGATCGTGTTGGAGATGCGCCGCGCCGCCCGCTGCCAGTCCGGCAGGGCATCAAAGTCGGCAATGTACTGCCGCGCCTCTCGGATCTGCTTGCGGCTGTAGCCCTTGGCCAGCAGCTCCGCGTCGGTGTACTCCCGCTTTTCCGTGCTCGTTTCCGCCGTCGGCGCACTGGCCATTGCCCCGCTCACGCTTATCGGCTGCATGGCGTTGTTTCGTTCAGCATAGGTCTTGTTCCCCTTGCCGGTGCGCAGCAGCCGCACCAGCTGCCGGTGCTGCGGGTCTTCATCCATCCACTGGTTCAGCCGGTCGAAATCGCTGAACTTGTCGGTTGCCTTCAGCTCTTCAGTCTCCTGCTTCAGCTGCTGTGCATCCCGCGCATACCAGCTTTCCACCCGCTTTGCGTCCGCATCCTTGATCTGCTTTTTTACGCTCTCCGCGTTCGGTGCACTGGCCATTGCCCCGCTCGCGCTCTGCATCGGCATGGCGTTGTTTCGCTCGGCATAGGTCTTTCCGCTCTTGGTCCCGGTCATCTGCCCCAGCACCTGCGCGCTCAGGCTTCCGCTCGTGTGGTTCTGGTTTCTCTTTCCCGCGCTCTGCGTCCCGGCTTTCTGTGCCGTGCTGCGCACGCTGGTGCCAGCGCTCCGGTTCACCCAGGCGTCGGTACTTTTGGCCGCCGGCTTGGTCCCGCTGCCCGTCCGCAGCGCGTCGATTTTCTCCGCGCTCCAGCCGGTGCTTCCGCTGCTCCGCGCCGGGGCCGGGGCCGTCGTGCTTTTCGGTGCCGCGCTCTGGCCGGTGCCCTGCGTGCTCTTCTGCCCATTATTCTGTTTGCGCAGCTTTTCAATGTCCTGTGCGCTCCATCCCATACGCTCACCTCATCACTTCGTTCCGCGCCACTCGTAGTCGATCTGGTTCATAATGGCCGAGATCTGGTCGCTGCTCAGGCTCGTGTTGTTGGCCAGCTCGCTTGCGATCTGGTTCTGGCTGTACCCGCTGTTGGCCATCTTCCGCGCGTTGTACATGCCCTGCTCCCAGGCTGTGCCGTTGGCTTTTCCCGGGTTGCCCACGCCGCTCAGCCGGTCGATGCGTCCCCCATCCGCCAGCACATCGGTATAGTAGCTGTAGCTTTTGTCATCCGGCTTCATACTGTTGTATGCTTTCAGCATCGTGTTCAGCTGCGGCTGGGTGTACCCGTCTGTCTTGTTTCTCTGCTTGTTTGTGTTCTGGTTGCTGTTCTTTCCGCCTCTCCCGCTTCCTGTCCCGGTCGTGGTCCTGTACCGGTTCTGCAGTGCCAGCTGGCCGCTCAGATAGTTCAGGTTGCTCTGGTTCACCCGGTTTGCAATAGTGCTGAAGTTGTCCATGCTGTCCGTTCCATACCCCACCGCCTTCGCAATGGTCTGCCCCAGTTTGTCGTTGCCCGATGCCGTAATGTCGCCCGCCTTGATCAGGTAATCCAGATTGTCCTTGTCCGTCTGCGACAGGCCGGACCAGTTCTTGAGCACATCGTAGCTCAGCCCGTAAGGCTGCAGATACTGTGTGATCATCTCCTCCGGTGCACCCTGCTGCAGCATGTTGAATCCCTCAAGCAGTGCCGCATTTTGCTGCACCGTCAGGTCGCTCACTCCCTGCAGGTTGTCAAACATGTTTTCGTCCATTCGGTACATTCGCAGGATTGCTTTTGCGCCGTCCACGTTACCGTTCCGGTACTCCTCCTTCGCCTGTGTAATGGCATTTGCCTTCTGCTGGCTGTAACCCATGTAGGCATTATAGGCCTTGCCCACATCGCTGCCTACATTCTTGATCACGTTCCACACGTTGCTCAAAAAGTCGCTGTTCTCCTGCCGGGCCTGCTGGGTGCGGCCGTACCGGTAATTCCGCCAGTTCGCCGCATCCGCCACGCTGCCGTCGTACTCGCTGCGTGCAAGCTGGTCCTGCGTCAGCAGGTTATTCAGCTGGGTTCCCTGGCCCGCCAGCTCCTGCTGCCACTGGCTCAGCGCGTCTGCCCGTGCCTGGGCGTATACGTTCGCGGTCTGGCCCGTCTCCCCGGCCGCCGCCTGCTGTGCCGCGCTCTTGGCCCAGTCCGTGCCGTACCCGCCGCTAAGGCTGTTTGCCACCTGCTCGGCCGCACTGGCCCCTGCGCCCGCGTTGCCAAATAGGCGGCTCAATGCGCCCCGGTAGGTGCCGTTCTGGCTGTCGTAGCCAAGGCCCGCGCTGTTGGCACTGTCCATGCCCGCCAGCGCGTTCTGGATCCCTTCGTCGTAGCGGTTCTCATACGCCCCCGGCATGGCCGCTTCCGCCTGTGCCTGCTGTTTCTGCTGGTCGTTCAGTCTCTTGATGGTCCCCATGCTCTACCTCCATTCTCAGATAAAGAAAAACGGCAGGATCTGCGCCGCAAAGCCCAGCATGCTGAACAGCCCGTTCAGGGTGTTGCTCACGTTCTGCTGCCGCTGTGCATAGGCGTTGTTGTACTCGTTCTGCCTGTAGCTCAGGTCGTTGTACCAGTTCGACAGGTCTTTCTGGTACTTGTTGTAGTCATTCTGCTCGGCCTCCTGCAGGCCGTTCAGCTCCTGCTGCAGCCCGCTCTTCCGGGTGTTGTATTCGCTGCGGCTCTGGCTCGTCAGGCTGTCCAGCACGTTGTCCAGGTCGCTCATGGTCGCCGCATAGGCCTTCTGGCCCGCCTGGGTGCCATAGCTGGAGCCATACCCGCCGGTCAGGGCGCTGGCGCTGGCCTGTGCGTTCTGGTTCGCCAGCTTCGCCTTCTGGGTATACTCGCTCTTGTACTGCTGGTATGCCGTATCGGCCGCCGGGTCATAGTCGTAACCGCCCAGATCATCCAGCTTGCCCATCACGTTGTCGATCTGGCCCTTGTACTTGCTCTGGTAGTCGGCCGGTTTCGTCTGTTCAAAGCGCTCCAGCTCGCTCCGCGCGTTGCTCAGTCTGCTCATCTTCAGCTCTCCTTTCCGTTCAGATGATCCTCGCTCATGTTCTCGCTGCTAAGGTTCGTCAGCACATAGATCAGCTGCTCGTTCAGCTGGTACAGGTAGTTCGTCAGCGCCCGCGCGTCCGCTTCCGGCATCTGGTCGCTGAAGCTCGGCAGGCCGATGCCTGCCAGTCCTGCAATGCTCGCCATTGTCTTCTCCTTTCATCGTCTCGGCACCGCGCCGCTCACCCTTGCCCCCGCTGCATCCGCAAAGGTAAAAGCCATGCTCCGCAGCACCATCTGTCCGGTGCCCGCAAACTTCAGCCGCATGGTGTCGTGCCGCCTTGGCACAAAGGGCAGGTTCACCCGCTGGTGGTCTTTCGTCACCGCGCAGCTGCTCACCGTTTCCCAGTCCCCGCCGTCGTAGCTGGCCGCCACGGTCAGCACCGTGTGCGCCAGGGCATCCACCCGCAGCGTCACCCGGCTGATGTATTTGTCATCCGGCACGGCAAGGCCGATGTCTCCGGTCACCGCTTCAAATTTCAGCGCCGTCTCCGTGTCTCCGGCCGCCTCCCGGTCCGGGTCTGCCGCCCACAGGGCATTGCCGTCCCACAGATACAGCTGCCGCCCGGTGCTCACCATGCCGGTGCCTGCCGCGCTTTCCTCCTGCCACAGGCCCCGCTCGGTGTCATACACCAGCAGCCGCCCGCTTCCGCCGTCCGTTTTCCGGTGCAGGTACAGGTAATACCGCTCGTCCAGCTGTCCGCCCACGGCCTTGTCAACCGCCGTCAGCTTTCCGGTGTCCAGTGCGCTGCTCACCTTCGTGGGCAGGCTTCCGCTCCACGCCATCACCCCGTCCGGCGAGAGGTAGTACAGCGTCTCCGCGATCACGCAAAGGCTCTGCGCCGCATTTGCCGCCACGCCCCGGCACCGCACGCTGCTCATCTGGTAGTCGCTTGGCTTCGAGCCGTACAGCTTGTGGATGCACTGTTCTTTGAAAAACAGCACATATCCCAGGCAGCTGGCCGCGCCGGTAAATGCCCCGTCGCTGCCCACGCTCACCGCGTAACTGTCCGAGGCAATGCCCCGGTAGCTGTACCAGTTGGTGGGGTCGCCCAGGGCGCAGGCGTAAATGCTGTTCTCGCTTTTGCTGCAGCCCCACACCCGGTTGCCCTGCTCCGTCACAAAGTCCAGATCCGGCACCCGCCGCTGTGCCGTCACCGGCGCTGTGGCCGATTCATTTTCGGTCACCTTTCCGTCGGCGCTGTTCCAGGTCATGCCCGTGGCCGTCACCGTCCAGCTGCCATAGTACCGGCTGCTGTCCTCCTGCGGCACCAGCGTTACCACCATGTCGTCCCCGTCCAGTGTCCCGATGCTCACCTCGCCGTTCAGCCCCGCTGCCAGTGCATCGCACACCGCGCCCGGCATCCCGCTCAGGGTCACCGTGTCGCCTTCCTTCAGCACGCTGCCAAGGCCGGGGCAGTGCAGCCGCAGGCTCTGTAAAAGGATCTCCGTCCACTTCTTGTTCTTTGCGCTGTACTTCAGCAGCACGCTGCCCGCGCCGTAAGGCTCCTCCGTGCTGCCCTTCAAAAACAACTGTCCGTCTGCCGGGCTGCCCGGTTCCTCGGTGCCCACGCTGTCCGGGGTGTAGGTCTTTCCTTCGCCGTCGCACGGGGTCACGGTCATACTTTCATCCCCAAGCGCCCACTTCGCTGCCAGGTCTTCCAGCTTTCCGGTGCTGATGTCAAAGGCCTTCTTGTCCGGCCAGATCAGGATCTTCGTTCCCATGCCGGTCATGGTCTTTTCGTTATCCGTCACGGCACCTTTCAGCACCACCGCGCCTTCCCGCGCGTCGGTGCTGTCCGGGGTATATTCCAGCGTGGTTCCCTTGCAGATCAAAAGGCCGTTCAGGTGGTACATGCCGTTCACGTCCTGCACCTCCTGCACCTTCCGGCGCATCATCCTGGTCTGCAGTGCCGGGTACCCTCTGGCCGAAAAATTCAGGCTGCTGCTCAGCTCCGCCTCGCTGCACCCGTAGGTCTCGTTCACCCCGCCAAAGGCCCGCAGCATCTGCCGCCCGCTCTGCAAAATGTTCAGGTTCCGCCCGTCCGTCATCTCAGTACCTCCACTGCACGCCGCCCGCCGGGGCATAGCGTCTGCGCATCCACGCGGCAAACTCCTGCACATAGTCGCTGTACAGCTGCATCTCGTTGGCCGCCCGCGCCGTCTCGCCCAAGGCAAGGTCCATCTGCGCACACAGCCAATGCACATACAGGGGTGCAAACTGCTCCGGGGCCAGCAGTTCGGTGTCGTAGGCAAGGCCTTCGGCCCATGCCGTGTCCGCGCCCACGTCGTCAAAGTCCACCGTCTCGCTGCGTGCCACCACGCTCCCGCGCAGGCGGCTGTCGCACTGCCGCAGCCAGTTTTGTTTCAGCGTGTCCGAAAACTCGTTGTTCGGCCGCATCTCGTCGGCCTGCTCCATGGCCTGTCCCGCCGTCATTCTTCATTCTCCTTCCTGTATCACGGTTTTAAATGCCCTCCGTTTCACTCTGGGCATATCAGCGGAATCATTTTCTTTTATTCGCAATTCCGGCCGGGCTGCGGCCCGCCCGGAATCGCCTTTTCACCGTCAAAGTCCAAATCGAAAGTATCATTTTTCTCATTTTAATGTCGTTTTTCGTTCAGACCCCATCCCGTGAAAATGCGTTTGGAGCCGCCCGCAGGCGGCGACAAACGTCCTGTAAAAAATAATTTTTCCGCTGAAGCAAAAGGCCCCGGCACAGCCATGTGCCGCTGTACCGGGGTCTCTCATTCTGTCATGCTCACACGCGCTGTGCCGCCTGCGCCGTTGCGTTCTCCGCTGCCGTGATCTTTGCCATGGCCGCGTTGTCCATCTCCTCGCTGTGCTCCAGCACCTCGGCCACCGCCTTCGGCACCTCCACGTCCACGCCGCGCTGTACAAGGTAGGTCACGCCGTTCACACCCACGAATACCGGTGCCTTGTAGCGCTGGTTATCCTTGAACAGCCGGATCACCACGGTGTCCTTCTCCTCGGTCGGCTCAGCCTGTACGGCCTCAGCCTCCTGCGCGGTGTTCTGTTTCTTCACTGCCATGTCCGTTCTCCTTCCGTTTCCTTAGTCTGCCAGTGCGCTTGCGCTGTAGCGTGCACTGCAGCTCTCAATGCGCACCATGTACTGCTCACTCAGGCGCTCTGCGGTCTTCACAGCCTTCCAGCCCACAGATGCGCGCTGGTTCAGCGGGTCATCGCCGTAGCCCAGCTGCTTCACGATGTGCTGCAGGCCGCCGCCCTCCAGCTCGGTGGTGGCGTAGGCGTGGGCACCCAGCACCAGGGTGCCGAATACGGCAAGGCCGGTGGGGCAGCCGGTGCCCTTCCAGATCTTTGCCTCGCTGGACACCACAAAGCGCACGTTGTTGATCTTGCCGATCTCGCCGTTGAAGATCTCCTCCGGGGCTGCGTACTTGTGCGCCTCGATCCAGTTCGGGTCCTTGCGGATGTCGTAGCTGGTGTACGGGTGCACGATGGCCACATAGCTGTCGCCGATGGGGTCTGCGTTCTGGCTCTGCAGCAGGGCCACCGCCTGGTCGATCAGATCCACGGTCAGCTGCGCGGTCTTGTCCAGGCCTGCGCGGCTGGTCACGGCGGTCTCCACGCCGTCCGCCACCTTGGGCGCATAGATCACGTTGGTGCCGCCCGCCAGGATGTCGCGCACGATGGTGTCCATGGTGCGGCCCGCCTGGCTTGCCAGTACGTTCGTGGCCTGCACCACGTTGTTGTCGATGGCGGTCAGATCCAGCATGTCGGTCAGGGGAGCCCAGCCGCCGTACTGGTGCACCTCTGCCGTGATGGTGCTCACGGTCAGCGCCTGGCCCGCCGGGGTCACGCCTTCGGTCAGCGGAGTGGTCGCCTTCGGCAGTGCCTCATACTTGCGGAACTCAATGGTCTTGCCGTTGTTCGCCGGGATGGGGTACGAATCGCCGAACTGGTCATGCACCAGTGCAGGCTCTGCCAGATCCAGCAGGGTCTTCTCGTAGTAGGTCTTCATCTCAGCGGTCATGCCGCCGGATGCCGTGGTGTTCTGCAGCTGTGCGGAAGCGTCCGCAAACATCTGCAGATCCAGTCTCTTCTCAGTCATCTGTTTTATCCTCCTTCAAGGTTTTTATCTTCTCACGCCCGTTGCGTGGGAAATCTCTCACAGCACGATGCGCTCTCCGCGCCGTGCCCGCTTTGCCAGCTCGGCCCGCTGCTTGGCGGTCATGTGCGCCACGTCCACCTTGGTCTCTGCGGCAGCGCCGGGGTGCGCGCCGTTCTCTGCCGGCCGCTGTGCCCGCTGCTGGATCCGGGCCGCCACGCCCTGCTCCACCTGTTTTGCGGTGCGGGCTGTGCTCTCGGTCATCAGCTGGTCAAAGTAGGCCGCCCGGTATGCCGCTTCCAGCCCGATGCCGCGCCGGATCATGTCCGCCACGCTGGGGTTGTTCAGCACCTCGTCCAGCTCAAAGGCCGGGTACTTTTCCTTCAGCTGTGCTGCTTCCGCTTCCCACTGTGCCCGCACTGCCGCTGCCCGCTGCTGGTGCTCTGCTGCCAGCCGCATCTGTTCGGCCCGCTGTTTCTCGGCATTGGCCCGCTGCAGCTCGCCTTCCATCTTGTCCAGCTCCCGCGCGGTCTTCACGCTGATGCCACGCTCCGCCGCCAGGGTCTCGTAGTACTCGTCGTTCTTCACCTTGCCGCTCTTCACGGCCTCGGTCAGGGCTTCAAGGTTCTCAGCGTTCCCGGCGTCGATGCCGTATGCCTCGCCCAGCGCCTCCAGCAGCCCTTTCACAGCAGGGTTCTCCTGCACGCTCTGCACCGCCAGCTGTGCCGCACGCTGCATGGCCTCTTCAAACTCCGCTGCATACTCGCCCTGCATCAGCTGGCCAAAGGCCCTGCGCTTTTGGGCCGGGTCCGCCTGCTTCGGCTCTTCCTGCTGCTGTGCTTCGCCGGTCGTTTCCTCTGCACTCGGCTCCCCATTTTGGGGAGCTCCGGCGTCCGCGCCTCCCTCGGCGGACATGGCCGGTGATAGGGCATTTCCTGCAGCCTTCGCCGTCTTGCCCGGCCTTGAGCGCTTTGCAAGCCGCTCCTGTGCCGGCCGCAGTTCCGGCCCGGTGATCTCCGCCGTGCCCTCTCCTGCAGCATCGCCGCCCGCCGCCGCAGAACCGGAAGCGGCAGCGCCCTCTGCAAACAACTGCAAATTCAGCTTTCCGTCTGCCACGTTCAGTGCTTCTTCCTCGTCCGGCGCGTCCGTGTCTGCATAGACCGTGTGCATCTCCAGCTGCACATTGTCCGGGTAGCTCTGGGCGATGGCGTCCAGTCCGTCCTGTACAAACTCCACCCAGGCTTCCATCGTATTGCAGATGCTGTCGGTCGGCGTCACTTCCACCTTCATCCATCCGTCGCCATGGGCCACAACACCCAGTGTCAGCGCCCCGGCCCGTGCAGCTTCCTCCACCTCGTTTGCCAGCGTCTGCATCAGCACGCTCACGGCCGCGCACACAATGTCGCTGCCGTACTTGCCTGCGCCCGCGTGGCCTTCTGCTTTCACTGTGTATTGCGTCCTGCCCGCATTCCACATCGTCCGCATTACCGTTGCTTTGATCATCCGGTTTTCCTCCGTTCTTTTATTGCGCCGCAGCGCACATCATGCTGCTCATGGCAGCCTTATTCCTTGTTCGGGTTGTTCACATCCATGGCCCGCTTCGCCGCCTGGCTGGAAAGGCTCCCGCTTCTGTCGCCCACCACGCCGCCCAGGCTGTTCAGAATGCTGGCCGCTGCGGTCTTTCCTCCGCTTCCGCCCCCGCTGCCTGCTGCCGCCTGCCCGGCCGCGCTGGCCGCCGCACTCACGTTGGTGCCGTTCTGCTGGTCGATGATCGCCGCCATCTTCTGCAACTGCTGGGCCATCTGCTGCAATTGCTGGTACAGCGTGCCGTTCTGGCTCACCCGCTCCCGCACCTTTTCGATGCCTTCAAAGTCCATCATGTCCAGCGCCGCCAGCGCCGCGTCCGCGTTCGCCGGCGCAAAGAACCCCAGTTGGTAGCACTCCTTCGCCGTCTCGTTCTGGCTAAGGCGGCTGAAGGTGCTCTTCTTGGCCGCCGTCACCGTAACGTCGAACACCGGCTCATGGTCGCCCAGCTCCACGCCGCCCACCATGCCGCCGGGCTGCGGCTGCAGCGCCGCGTTGGAAAACTGCACATACTCCGTGCCGCCGCTTTCGCCGGTGATTCGGTACACCCGCTGCTCGTCGTAAAACTGCCGCATCAGCTCGATCACCAGGTAGCACTCTTTTGCAAAGGCCCGGTATGCGCTCTTCAGCATGTCGCGGCTCAGTTTGCTGCCCGCTTCCTGCAGCGCCGCAATGGCGCTGGCCGCCGTCAGGCCGCTGGTGGTTCCGCCCTGGCTCACGTCCCGGTTTCCGCTGATCTCCTTCAGCTCGCTCACCCGGTCATCCCGGTAGGTGATCAGGTTGCCCTGCAGCCCGCTCACCTGCAGTGGCCGGAAGTTGTCATCCGTCAGCCGTCCCACCACATGCACGATGTCCCGGCCAAAGTCTGCCAGCTCTTCCTCGTTCACGCCTGCCGTGTCGCTCAGCACATACCGCTGCTTCGCGGCCAGCTTCACGTTCTCGTCCATGGCGTGGTTCATCTCATCAATGGCGGTCTGGGTGTCCTTCATCACGTCGATGTACCCAAAGCCCGCCGGGCTGTCCTCTTCCCGGAACAGCGGGTCGAACACAAAGGGGTATTTCCCGTGGTCGTAAAAGCCCCGGTCTGCCATTGCCGGGTCGTTCTCACTGGCATACAGCACCACCCCGTTGCAGAACTTGCAGTAGTGCAGCACCGTCTGCCCGCCGGACAGGGCCTTTTTGTAGTACCAGTCCACCACCACGCTCTTGTCGCTGGTGTCCACGCTGTCGTCATGGATGTACTTTGCCACGTCCAGGCTGCTTCCGGTATGCCCCTTCAGCTGCGGGTACTGCCCCTCCAACCGGTCGTTGTTCGCCAGGCTCAGGCTGAACAGGTTCGGGCTGTCCTGGATGTCCTCCACGCCCGGCTCCCAGTACAGCATCAGCACATTCACGCTCCGGATGCTGATGTCGCCCAGGCCCCCTCGCAGCATCGGATCCCAGAACACGCCCTTCACGCCGGTGCCGGTCTTGAGCTTGCGCCACCAGGTGTCGCTGTAGGCTGTCTCGTAGTCGCACTGCTCCAGCACCGTGGGCAGGATTTTTGAGAGCACCTTTGCCGTCTGCTCGTCATCTGCCGCCCTCGGCAGCACGTTCGGTTCCGGGTAATTGTCCATGGCATCGGCGTGCTTGTTGGCAATGCTGTTGAACAGCCACCCGCTGGAAGGCTTCGGCTTGCCTTCCATCATCTTGTTCTTGTAGTTCTTCCAGTGCCCCATGCGGAACCACAGCTCGTTGTCCACGATCCGCTTGTCCAGCGCGGCCTTGCCTGCCTTGTACTTCTGAAGCAGGTCATTGGCTCGCCGTATCTCATCCTCTCCGATGGCCGGTTCCGCCGCTGCCGTAAAGTACGTTCCTTCCGGCTGTCCCGTCTGCCCGCCAGTCTGTCCTGTCAGGCTCTGCAGCATCTGCACCATGGGGTTCTCCGTCCTGCCTGCCGCCGGTTCTCCCGCACTGATCTGCTGCCCCGCAGCGCTCCCGGTGCCCGGTGCAGCTTCCGCTTCCCGCCGCGGCTCAGGCTGCCGCGTCTGCTGCATCCCCTGCGCCATCATGGCAGCCAGCTGTGCCGCCTGCATCATGCGGTTTTCGTCCTGCGGCATCCCGCCGCCCGGCTGCTGCGCCAGGTCGTTCTTTTTCGCCATGCCATTCTCCTTTCCGGCTTACACTCTCATCACCCGCGTGGGGCTCTTGCGCACGTCCATGTCCAGCGGGTCATCCTGCAGCACCGGCACCTGCTCGGTCTTGCGCGGGCTGATGGGGTTCTCCATCAGCACATACCGGCACTCGTCGTAGATGTGATCCTCCTGTGTGGTGTCAATGTCCTCCACGTTGCTCTCGTCATATACCAAGTTCGGGATGGTGCGGATGAAGTGTCTGCAGGTGTCGAACACCTGGAACATCGGCCGGCCCTCCGCATCAAAGGCCAGCCGGTAGTGGAACTGCATCTTGCCCGCCAGCCGCGTGTGGTCGCCCGGTGTCCAGAAGATGTAGTTCGGGTGCTTTTCCTGCATCTGCGCAATGCTCTCGCCCTGGCTCTCGTTAAAAATGGCCGGGTCGGCCACGCCCTGGATGTGCCTGCCTTTCAGGTTCGGGTCGTTTTCTTCCGCTTCCCTTATCATCCGTGCCTGCTCCACCGGGTTCACCTTCGTGCCCTCGTTGGGCGTGCCGGTGCAGCCGTACAGTTCCCGGATGCGATACAGCCGTCCTTCCTCGTCCGCCGCGTACCATCCCACCGAGAACGGTTTTGCATAGCCAAAGTCGTACCCGCGCCAGATCTTCCAGTGCGCCGGGATGCGGAACGGCTTGATAACGTGCGTCCATCGCTGATCCTCGTAGTGTGCCGGGTCATTGCGCCACTCGGTGAACACCTGGCCGGAAAAGCTGTCCCAGTCTCCGTACAGCAGCGCATTCCTGTCCGCCTCCGGCAGGCTGGCCAGCGTGCCCAGGTAGCCTGGGTCGTTTTCCAGCAGCTTTTTGTTGTCGAACACCGTGCTGGGGATAAAAATGCGGGTGCGCCGCAGCTTTTCGCAGGTACCGTCCGGCTTCTTCACGTCCACCAGCTGCACCATCCGGGTGCCCGGCGGTGCCGGTGTGATGAACCGCGCCTTCACCCATCCGTGGCCTACTCCGCCGGGGTTGGCCGTGGCCCGGATGTACACCTGTGTGCCCGGCCCGGTGGGGCGGTTGCGGCTCATCACATAGCTGTACTCTTCCCAGGTAAAGTGGGTCAGCTCGTCCACCCCGATAAAATCAAAGGCTTTGCCCTGATAGTTGTATTTGTCCTGTGCCCGGAACATGGAGCCAAAGGTGATCTTTGCCCCGCTGGGGAAGGTCCATGTGTGGCTGGAGCTGTTGTATTTTGCTTTCGGGAACACCGGCCTGTAATAGCGCATGGTCTTGTCGATCAGCTCACTCAGCTGCGGGTAGGTCTTGCGCAGGATCAGTGCCCGGTAGTGCGGGATCTCCACCTGCCGCAGCGCCTCGATCACCAGCGCATCGCTCTTGCCGCCTCCGGCCGCGCCGCCGTACAGCGCCTCGTCCTCGCTGCGGGCCATAAAGGCCGCCTGTCTCGGCTGCGGCCTCCACACGATGGGTCTGCCTTTAAACCGTTCCGTCCAGTACCACCTCGGTCTCCGCCTCGCTGCTCTTCGGCTCCACCAGCACCGCCGGGGCGCTCTGGCTGCTGTCGGTCTCGTCCCTCGGCGCAAGCTGTGCCGCATTGGCCGCTGCCGTCAGCAGCACCGCCGCGACGTTCGCCGCGTCCCGGTCGGTCATCTTCCGGCCCTCGTACCGCTCCAGCTGCTTTTCCAGCGCCTCGCGCTCCTCGTCATTCAGTTCCCTGTCGTAGCTTCCCGGCGCACTGTACACCACAAGGCCGGTCTCCTCCGCATCCTGCAGTGTCTCCGCCTCGCTCTTGAGCTGCACGCCAACCTCGTAACTCCGTGCTCTGGCATCCTCGTCCAGCCGCCGGTGTAGCTTGTCCACCACCTCGGCCGCCCGCTGGTTCTCGGCTGCCCGCTGCTGCAGGTAGGCCACCTGCGCCTTTGCACCCAGGGCTGCCCGCGCCGCGATTTCCCGCGCCGCCTCGGCTCTCGCCCTGGCAAACACGCCGTCAGGCTTGCCTGCCTCTTCCGCCATCCAGCTGCGGATGGTGCTTTCCGGCACGCCGTACTTCCGCGCCACCGCGCAGATGGAGTTTTCGCCGATCATGGCCATCACCACCTCGGCACGCACGGCCGCCGGGTACTTTTTGCCCCGGCCCTGTCGGCCCGGCACTGTGTTTTTGCAGTATTTCCGCTGTGCCATCTCCGACTCTCCTTTCCGTGCTGTTGTTATCAGTCTACCGCCCTTCTCCCAAAACAAAAACTGCGTACTTTTTTCTTCACGCCGAAAAGGCCGGGTGCTCCAGCATCCAGCCTGTTTTCGTGAGGGCGGGTCAGATCAGCCCTGCCCGCGCTGCATATACTGCCACGGTGGAAAGCGCTTCCAGCTCCTTGCGGTAGTAGGTCGTCCGTCCTACATGCAGTTCGCCCACCACATCCCACTCGCTTCTCCCCGCAAGGTATCGCAGCCGCAAAAGCTCCGCGCACACCGGGTCTGCCTCGGCATAGTAGTCCAGCGCCTGCCCGATCGCCCTGCCCCAGGCCTGCGTCAGCTCGTCTGGGGTGCCTTCGGCCGCTTCCATCGCCCGGCCATACCGCCGCAGTCCCCGCCGCACGTCCTTTTTCTGCTGTTTTGTCACCCGTGCCCCGCCTTTCCGCGCATTTTTACGCTGATGTAAGCGCAAATCGCGCGTTTTTATTCGCGCGCGCGTTAATTTATCTTGTCTGTCAGGTGCGAACTTTCGCAAACCTCGCGTTTGCGAGCAAAGCTCCGCAATGAAAGCCCCAGTGGGGCTTTTAAGCGACCGAACGGTCTTGCTCAAGCAAGATGCCTGGGTCTCACCCCGGCAAGCCCCCGCCGCCGCAGGATCACATAAGCCTGAGGCTCTGTGGCCTCCCACCCCTCGGCCCGGTCCTGGCCGCTGTCGTGGAGCCCTCTGGGGTCAAAGATCTGGATCTTCATGCACTCCCACCCCGGGAACCGCTGCTCCCACCAGGCCTTGTCCTCAGCGTGGTCCTGGCAGGCCTCACGCAGCTGCTTGCGGCTCCACTTGGTGTCCGCATCCGGCAGCTGTGTGGGCAGGATCAGGTTGTCCGTCTCCACACAGGTCCGCCGGGTGTGTCCGTAGATGTACCCCATCACCCCGTTGGTGCCCTGGCCGTCCACCCCCAGCAGCTTTTTGACGTCCAGGCGGTCTACGTCCATGGTCCCCATGGGCTCGTACTCCCTGGTCCCGGGGATCCGCTGCCGCCATAGGTCCTCCAGCATCTCCCGAAGCTCTCGCCGCTGGGCTGCATCCAGCCCCTGCACCTGGGCAAAGCCGTGCAGGTGGTCCCTGCCGTTGTCACCGTTCCGGCAGGCGTACAGCTTCAGCCTGATCCGTCGCTTGTCCACCCCAAACCGCCGCATGATGGCCCGGATGGCCCTACGCTTGTAGTTTTTCACATCCCGGACGCAATCCTCGTAGCACTCCGGGGCATACTCGTCCTGGTAGGTCCCCGTGAGCCAGAAGCCGTTTTTGTCAAAGTTCGCCAGGGTCTTCCGCATCTGCCGCCGCAGGCTGGCCGCTTTGTTCCGGGCCTTCTGCCCCCGGTCACTCTCCTTGCACTTCCTCCCTCGCTGCCGGTGCTCCTGATCCGTCACAGGGTACACCCCCACCGCCAGGTATTCCTCTCCGCAAAGGATCTTCTTCTCCCGGATATAGCTTTTCCGCATCCCGGTGCCCTCCTCGTCCGGCCAGGTGCCTGTGTTTTTTTCTTTTCTTTGAGCCACACAGTCACGATAATAACGGGTATACAAGCTCCCTCAAGCGCCCGCCCGGACGCTTATAAAAATAAAAGGTATATTATATACTTTGATAAAGGCTCCCGCCTGCCGCCAGCGTCTGGCAGCACCCGGCAAACTTTATGCCCGTCCCGTCGCCAAAGCCCTCCGGCGTAATTGCCGGAGGGCTTTTCCTGTTCATTTTCTTCTTCTGCTCCGCTGTCCCTTGTGGGCCATCCAGCCTTCTTTTTCGTAATCGCCCCGGTTCACCTTGTCCCGGTAGATCGCGTTTTTGGTGTACTCCTTCTCGGTTTTCAGCCGTCCCTTCCACTCCCGGTACTTTTCGCACTGGTCATGGCACGCCGGGGATCTCCCTGGGCAGTCCGGCTTGCAGCACCACTCGGTCATACCGGCACCTCCGGTTTCCCGGCCGCCGCCCAGTATCCATAGCTCAGCTCTTTGCGGCCCCATTTCCGTGCCGCCGCATTGTAGCGGCACAGCGCATGTACATCTTCCTGCAGCGCGTCCATCTCCGTCTTTTCCGGCTCTTTCGCACTCACGTTCTTCAGTTCCGAAAAGCCTTCCCGCTTCTTCCGGTCCGCTCCTGTCGGGATCCGGATCGGCCGCTCCTCTTTCCGGCGCTCCACACACGTCACGCCCAAGCGCTTATTGTGCCCGGCCCGGTGGGCATTCGGTGCGTCCTCTGCCCGGATAAAAAAGCCTTTTTCCACCAGCTCCACCGCGGTGCCTTCGCACACCACCCGGCCGTCGGCGTCCGTCATCCGGTACACCCACACCTTCCGGGTCGTCCCGCCGGGCGGCGCTATCTTTTTTGCCACCGGCCGGATCTCTTCCCGCTCCACCTTCCATTTTCGGGGCCGGATGCCCTTCAGGTGCTGCTTGGCCCACAGTCGGCTCAGGTCATCGCTCCGTGAAAAAACGCCATCCGCTACCAGCTGTCCCGCCTTGCCTTTGTAGGCCAGCTCCCCGGTCTTTGCGTCGTACAGGCTGTAGATGTACTTCATCTGTCCCGCACCTCTCGCAGCTCTTCCCACGCATCCTTCCAGCACAGCCGCCCGAATACCTGCTCCGCTTTCCGCCGGGCTTCCGGGCCGTCCATCTCTCGCATCTGCTGGTTCTTGTACTGCTCAAACCCGACGCAGCATGCAGCAAAGTCCCGCACCTCCGGTACCTGCGAGCCGATTTTTGCTGCCAGCAGCCTGCAAAACCGCTTGCGCGTGATCTTTCTCTTGTCCTTGCTCATACTTTTCCTCCGTACAGTTCAAACTCCACGCCGTCCTCGGTGATCAGCGCCCCGCCGTCCAGAATCTCCGTGATCTGCCGCAGCCGCTCCACCGTGATTTTCCGTGTCCCTCCGGGCTCCGTCCACTTCTTCGCCGTCTGCGTTTTCACACCCGTCCGCTCCGCCAGCTTCCACGCCGTCAGGCCCCGGTACTGCATTGCTTCCGTCAGTGTCATCTCGTCCGTCTCCTTTGCCAGCTGTCCGGTGTGCCGTACTGCAGCGCGGTCTGGATGCGCTTTTCCACCTCGGCCGGTGCCAGCGGCAGCGCTTTCGGCGCGCACATCCGTCGCACCTCGTTCCGCACCTGCCGGGTGCGCATCTCCCGCATGGCCTGCTCCTCGTGCATCCGGTAGCCCCAGATCTCTTTCTGATCCGGCCGGTCCAGCACCTCCACGTCGGTCTTGTACGCGCTGGTGCACGACCGTCGGAACCACTCCATGGCCACGTCCACGCCTTCCTCCAGCACCCACTGGTTCAGCTGCCGGTAATTCGCCAGCACTTCTTCGTGCAGGCGGTTCAGCCGCTCCGCACCAAAGCCCAGCACCTCGGCGCAGGCAATGGCGCACACCCGCCACTCCAGTGTGGCCGCGCTGTCCACGGCTCCCTGCATTTTCCACTCTTTGTGCGACCTTGCCCGGCCTTTGGCCATCGGGATGTGCAGCTCCCACACCGTGCCCTCCGGCATCTGGCTGTGCATCCAGGCTTCCGCCTTCCGCAGCGGCTCGTGCTTCCGGCTTGCCGGTCGGGTCATGATCTCCAGCACCTTGCCGTTCACTTCGTCCCGCACCGCGTTCACTTTTTTCTGCCGTTCTTTGCCAATGCCAAATTTTTCGTTCAGGGCAATGGTCACGCATGCGTGGGTAAAATCAATGGCGTTGTTCTGCGCCAGCGTGATGCTGTCCTCCAGGCTCAACTTGCTTTTGCTCACAGCTTCTTCACCGCCTTCCGGTATCTCTCATACAGCTGCATCCACTCGTCCAGGCTCAGGCTCTTGTCCACCGAGGCAGCCTCCAGCACCTTGTGTGCGTCGCTCTCCCTGCTGCGCGGGTCGTGCCAGTCCAGCTCTTCCAGCGCCGCGTCCAGCTTCTGCTCGTACTCCTCCCGTGTCATTGGTCCTGTACCTCTCCCTGCCGCTTCATCAGCTCCTTGATAAACTCCGCATCCCGGCCTTCAAACCGCTGTGCCACACGCGCCCCGCCGTTCATCATAGCCAGCAGCATATTCTCCATCATCTGCCCAAACTCCTTGCAGCGCTGCCGGCGCATCCGCTGCGGCACCTTCTTCATGCAGTCTGCTACCGTCGCGCAAAAGCTCGCCGTCAGCACCTCCAAAACATCTTTCTCGCTGCATTTTTTGCCATTGACGTTGGTCAGCACGCGCCCGCCGGGCACCGTCTTTATGGTGATCTCGATATTTCCTTCCATGCTCTGCTCCTTTTCTCTTCACGGTTCCCCGTGGTCGTTCGCCCAGGCAAACACCAGTGCTTTTGCCTCTTCCAGCTTTTCGCACAGGCCCTTCACGGCAGCTTCCTGCTCCCCGCCGGGCAGCTCCTCTACCGCTTTCAGCGCGTCCCGCATGTCCCGTACGATTTCTTCTTTGTGATAGTGCACGGCTGCCAGCAGTGTCACCACCGACGTCTTTACAGTGTCTTTTTGCATTTGCCAAGCTCCTCCACATGGTACACCCGGAAGTCGTCGCACTCCGGGTGCTGCTCCCGTGCCAGCTCCAGCGCTCTGGCTTTGGCCACGCCCTGGCTGCTGCCGCCCACCAGCAAGGCCGTCTGCAGCCGCAGCGGGTAGCCGTCCCGGCTCATCTCAATGTGCACACGGTAACGCATCCTGCTCACCCCACCTTCCGCTTTCCGGCTTTCACGGTGTTCTCCGGCTGCCGGTGCGCCCGGTGTCCGGCCTTTTCCTCCTGCTCCTGGGCCGCAAAGCCCAGCCGCATGAAGAGCCCTGCCGCCAGCACCAGCACCATGGCCGTCACAAACTGCCCGTCCGTGATGGGTGCGCCCACCTGGGCGTTGCCCTCCAGCCCCATGCCGCACAGCAGTCCGGCGCAAAGGCTCCCAGCCGCCATCCAGTGCCATACCGTCGATTTGATTTTCATTGCAAAATACCTCCGTTTGCGTTATACTTCTGGTGATAGCGGCTCTTGTCAGATCGCTTTCACTCGTAACCCGCCGGTGTTCTCAGCACCGGCGGGCTTTTTGTTTTGCTCTACCTCCGGGAAAAACAGCTCCCCGATTTCTTCCTGCCCGATCTCCAGCAGCTCACACACCGCCTCGATCTCATCGCTGCGCCACCGCTGGCTGCCGTTCAGCCGTCCGGAAAGCGCATACGGCGACATCCCGATGCCCGCCGCCACTTCCTTGTCCCGGTACCCGCAGGCCCGGAACCGCGCCCGCAGCCTCCAGTATGGGATCTGCATAAAGGTCCCCCGGATCTTCGCTTCCCGCATCCGTCACTCCTCCTGCTCTGTGATGGTCTGCAGCACCCGTTGCAGCCGTTCGGCCGCGCACCGCGCATCCAGCGCCATATACACACAGTCGCTGTCCTCTTTGTCCAACCGGTCCATCAGCTGCTTGCACGTCGTGATCAGCTCGTCGCACATCGCACCTGCGGCCTCCACCATCCACTTGCTGCTCAGCAGCATCGGTTTGCCGTCCCTTTCCGGGTGGTTCTGCTCCCGCAGCTCCTTTTCCGTCGGCACTCTCACCTCCGGCACCAGCCGCCCCGCCGGGGCATTGTTTCGGTCGGTCATCCTCTTCGCCTCCTTAGTCCGGGTTAAAGGTCTGGAACCGGTTGTCCTTGCGGCTCAGTTGCCGCACCTCCTCCGGGGTAAGGCCCGTGTCCTCGTACTGGCCCAGACGCTGCACCAGCTCGTCCTTTTTGGCAGTGCTCCAATACCCCTCCTTGATGCCGCTGCACCGGGGGGATGTCAGTCGTTCCATATGCCATCCTCCATATCAATCCCAAACTCCTCGCAGATGGTCTCGCACACCGGCTTTGCAAAGCCGATCAGCTCATCCCCGCGTGCAGCCGCCAGCACTGCTGTTCCCACGATGCCGCTCATATAGCCGTACTGGTACAGCTCCATCGCCTTCCAGTTTACCGGCAGCTCCTGCAGCAGGCCTTCCTCGTTCACGATCAGCTTGATGCTGTCCACCGGCTCCCGGGCCCAGCCTGGTTCCAGGCAGCTGTCTGCCGTCTCGATCAGCCCGCCCACCAGCTGCTGGAGCGTCTCCAGCTTGCAGGTGTCTCCGTCGTCGCACCGGATCAGGCGGCCCGTGCCGTCCGTCCGGATCAGGATCATGTACCGGGTCATATTTCCAACACCCCCTCCTGTTCCAGCACCATGTTCATGATGCAGTTCAAGCGGTCCAGCATCTTCTCCACTTCCAGGGCCACACACTCGGCGTCGCTGTCCTCCCGGTCCAGCTCCGCCCGGAGCTTCCGGCACAACCTCTTGCCCTCGTTGGCCATGTTGGCCCCGGCCTCCAGCAGGCACCTGGTGCTGTCCAGAAAGGCCAGCTCCGGGGTCGTCTCTTCCGGGGACGTCTCCTTGGCCTGGTGCAGGTACTCCAGCTCCGCCATGGCATTCTTCAGCTTCTGGATCCGCTCTGCGGCCCGGTTGCGGTTCGCCACCTGCACATAGCCTTCGTCCAGCACCTTGTCCGGGTCCATAGCCCTCAGGGCATCCTGGGCCCCATCGTACTCGCTCCGCTCTACGTCTAGCTGCTCCAGCAGCATCTGCCGCAAGTCCTCTCTTGCCTCTGCATTCATGTCCTTGTCCTCCTTACTTCCAGTCCTGTGCGTCAAAGTCCTTCAGCGCACATTCCATCTCGTATCTTCGGTCCCTTGCAGCTTTCCGCACCCTCACCCGGGCGTCGGTCTCCGGCAGCAGCCCGTCCGGGTCCAGCCGCTTCAGTTCCTCGTTCAGCAGGTCAATCTGCTGTTCTGCCACTACCAGCTCGTGCTCCATCAGCTGGCGGATGATCCGCAGCGTGTTGTACTTCATCTTGTTTTCCTCCTTATTTTTCATCCCACAGGTCCAGCCCGGTAACTGCCAGCAGTACGCCAAAAAGCACCATTGGCGGCCAGTCCATCCACCATCCTACGTTAAACACCACTGTCCCGATGGCTTCGCACAGCAGTGCCCACAATATCCTGCGGTTCATGCGCTCTTCTCCAATCTAAAGTCAGTTGCAATATAGCACAACCAGTTGCGCTATATTGCATAAACATAAGTTCCAGGCGCAAGAAGTTTGGCTCAGGCGAAAAAAATAGCATCCATCTCCTGCGATGTAAGATGCAGCGCCGCGCGGAACAGTTGAATTTCATTTCTGGTAAAATCCGACTTTCCGCCCATTTTACGCGACAAAGTTGCAGGATTGATGCCCATAATTCGAGCTGCATCCTGCGTTCTTACGCCATGCTCTATACACTTTGCTAGGAACAAATCACGATTGAACATTCCGTTCACCTCCTTTGTGCAAGAACAGTATACAGCTTACTTTTATGAAAGTCAATACGAAAATGCAAGTTTTTTTGCTTTTTCCGTCAAAACCCATTGCAAAAAACGCAACGCAAAAGATATAATAATGGCTGAAAGGAGCGGTTTACCATGGGAAATTATTTATCTAACCGCCGGAAAGCTCTGGGGTTAACGCAGAAGCAAATCGCAGAGCTTGTGGATGTTTCTGAGGCCACCGTCTCCCGCTGGGAAAGTGGCGAAATCGCCAATATGCGGCGCGACCGAATTGCAGCATATGCAAAAGCCCTTAAAACAACACCGAGCTTTATTATGTCCGGTGAGGAGCCGCAAACAGTAGCTCCCGCTCCGGTGATACTTGCTCCCGCGCAGTCCGCGCTTCTGGCGTCCTTTGATCAGCTCAACGAGGAGGGCCAGAGTAAGGTCATCGGCTACGTCGAAGATTTGAACCGCACTGGTTACTATAAAAAAGACAGCACGCCTTGCGTGGCTGCAAAAGAAGCGTAAAAAATAAAGCCGCCAAACGGCGGCTTTGATAAAATGGAGGAATCCGAAATGAAAAAGCGTCTCGTATCACTTGCTCTCGCGGCTTTGTTGCTGGTGGCTGTTCCGCTTTCGGCGTTTGCCACGTCTAAGTTTAACACGTCAGTCTTAAGCGGCCGGGAGAACGTTTCTATTTCCTACTTCGACGAAATGACCGGCAACGTAACAGCATCTCTCACTGGAGACGCTTATAATTCTTCCGTTACCTTCGACAACGGCACCCTTCTGACCGTAGATCCAACGATCTGCCTCAACGATTCTTTCGATTATTACCGGTTTAACTTTAACTGTCTGGAAACTGCTCCTATTGGTATGACCAGCATTATAATTAAAATTGGAGACAATCGGTATAGTTTTACAAACTGCGAAACAGGTCTCTATCCACTTGGAGATAGTGGCTTCGCTGAGAACATCAGCTTTGTTGCCAAACGAGAGACCATCGGCTTTATAAACGATTTTGTAAAGCACCGTGACGAGGAAATCAAAGTTCGGATCAACGGAACCTATACAACGCTTGATTTTTCTCTTACGGACGAAATGAAAAACGAAATTCTTGACCTCTATGCTCTATATGATGATGGCAGAGGAACTCGTGATGCAAACTTGCGTGATATCACTTATACCGATTCAACCTCTGTGTACAAAAATGGAAAGCTCGTTGACGGAATGGTCAAGGAAGAAGTAATCCATATTCTGGCACATTCCTTCTAAATTGGCCCATGTGTAGTCAAAACCACCGGCTGAGCCGGTGGCTTGAGTAAGCCCTAGAAGGGCATCTTACTGGCAAAGCCCCTGCAAGGGGCCACGAGCAAGCATCTTTCATCTGCATTACTTGCCCTACCGCTCTAACGAGCAGTATCATAAAGTGCATCTTCTAAGATGACAATTTCTTTGTCATCTCGCTTCGCTCGAATCTTGTAGCTAAAGCATTTTTACTCCACCAGCTTAGCTGGTGGTTGTCGCTCGCTCAAGCTACTCAGCACAAGGCCCCCTCAGCTGTTCCCAGCCGAGGGGGCCTCTGCCAACCGTCAAATCTGCCCAAAAGAAAAGTAGGAGGTATCATGCAGAGCACGGGGCTTCACCCGTCGCTCCGTTTGTAGTATAAGCTGTTTTGGAGTTTCGCGCAACCCGTCAAAAAAAGAGTGCCCGGCAGTGGTACGATGCACCGCCGGGCTGTAACAAGGAGTAAAATACGAATTCCACTCGCGCCTGCCCTTGTATTGTAGCACGCTTTAGGCAGACGCGCAACCTGTATACTTGGAGGTGTGCAAAGCATGAAAAAGCGTACAAATACCGCTGTCTGGATCGAAAAAGAAAACCGCTGGTGCGTCTCCGTGCAGAAAAACGGCCAGCGAAAGCGCTTCTACAGCGGCACGCCCGGCCGCACCGGCCAGCGCGAAGCCAACGCCAAGGCCGACGCCTGGCTTGATGACAACATCCACGACGGCCGCAAAAAGGTCTCCGCCCTGTATGCCGAGTGGCTGGAGGATATTTCTCTCACCTGCGGCACCTCCTATCTTGATCAGTGCACCCGGTATGGAGCCAACTACATTCTGCCGGTCATCGGGGAGCTGCGCATCGACGAGCTCACCGAGGGCGATCTGCAAAAGTGCATCAACCTGTCCTTTAAAAAGCGCTGCCTGCGCAAAGACTATAAACCGCGCCAGACAAGCACCGAACCTCTGAGCCGTAAGACCCTTATGACGATCCGCGCCACCGAGACCCGCTTTGTCAAGTGGTGCCGCCATAATAAGTACACCGCCCTGAATCCGGAAGACCTCGCCATTCCCAAAAATGCCCGCACCGGGGAACGAAGCATTCTGCAGCCCGCTGCACTGCAGGTACTGTTCAGCGTGAGCACCCGCCTGTACTACAAGCGCCGTGTTTTTGACGAGTATATTTACGCCTACCGCTTTGCGGTCACTACCGGCCTTCGCCCCGGTGAGCTCGTCGGCCTGTGGTACGGTGACATCAAAGGCAACACCGTTAACCTCCGCCGCAGCATCAACGTTTTTGATGAGCAGACCACCGGCAAAAACGAGAACGCCATTCGCTCCTTTGACATGAGCGCCGAGGCCCGTGAAGCCTACACCGCACAGGTGCAGCTGCTCAAGTCCAGCGGCGTCCGCCTCAACTATAACACGCCCTTGTTCCAGCTCCCGGATCAGGACACGCTTTCCAAGCGCTGGCGCAAGTATCAGCACGACAACGGCATTGACCCGCCTGTCTCTCTCTATGAGATGCGCCACACCTTTGTCAGTGTCGAAAGCGGCCTGCTCACCGACAGCCAGCTCAAGATGCTGGTCGGCCACAGCAAAAACATGGACACCGCCGGGGTCTACTGCCACGAGCTTCAGGGCCAGCGCGAGGATCTGGCTGTCGCCACCACCGCCGCCTTCCGCAAAGCCGTCGGCACCGCCCCCGACAGCACAACCGGCTGATTTCCCTGTTTTGGTTACACTTTTGGTTACACTTTTTCTTGTGCGCTCCAACTTTCACTTGTTTCCCCGCTCAACTTGTTGTGCAGTATTATTCGTCGTTTCGTCATTTTGCGCATTGTCTTTTCAGCGCGCAAAATAACTCTACCTGTTCGACTCCCATCGCCTCCACCAAAAACAGAACTCCCCTGCCGTGCTGCGGTGGGGGAGTTCTTGTTTTTGTGGTCCCGGCGATGAGGAGGCAAACAGCACGCCCCTGCGCAGCAGGGGCAGCAATCAGCCCAGTGGGCTGTTGCTGAGCGCGCGGGTCCCAGTCCCAACTATCCGGAATGTCTACTGGGGTAGTGTTATCTGGCAAAGTTCCGGTTTTTACGAAATAGCGTTATAAATAGAATTTTGCCAGATATTTCACCCCAGTAGAGGTTTGCGAAAGCATCCAGTTTTTTCTGTACGCAAAAACGCCCCATCCGCCAGATATTGCAGTCTGACAGATGGGGCGTTCTCTGTTCACTTAAGGCGGTTTACAGCTCTCCGCGGCCGGAAAGCGCGCGGTAAAGGGTGGTCTCGTCGGTATACTCCAGGCTTGCACCCACCGGCAGACCGTAGGCCAGACGGGTGGTCTTGATGCCCAGCGGCTTGATGAGCTTGGCCAGATACATGGCGGTTGCCTCCCCCTCTACGGTGGGGTTCATGGCCATGATCACTTCCTTGACCTTGCCGTCACCCAGACGGGCCAGCAGTTCCTTCACGCTGAGCTGCTCCGCCCCGATGCCGTCCATGGGGCTGATCAGGCCGTGCAGCACATGATACAGGCCGTGGTACTCCCGGGTGCGCTCAAACGCCTGCACATCCCGCGGCGTTTCCACCACGCAGATGACCGACGTATCCCGCTTGGCGCTGGCGCAGATGGGGCAGATCTCGGCCTCGGTGTAGTTCTGGCAGATGCGGCAGCGGTGGAGCTTGGTGTGCGCGTTCTGGATGGCCGAAGCCAGGGCCGCCGCGTCCTCATCGGACATGCTCAACACCTGATAGGCCATGCGGGTCGCGCCTTTGCGCCCGATGCCCGGAAACTTGCCGAACTCTTCGATCAGCTTTTCCAGCGGGGCAGCATTGTAGCCCATGTTCTTCCCTCCAGCCGGATCAGAGACCCGGAATGTTCATGCCGCCGGTCAGCTTGCCCATCTCGGCCTCGGCGGTCTCGTCCACCTGCTTGACGGTGGCGTTGACGGCAGCAGCCACCAGATCTTC